AGGTCTTTGTCGATAGCAAAAACAGCTATTGGCGACGATGGAATGGCAATCTTAATGCGCTCTCTGATAAATTCTTTGGTCATGACAGTCATATTTTAATCCTTATGTCTTAATACCCATTTTTTAACTTCCGTAGAAACCCAGCGACGATGCGCTCCGCGAGGTCCACCAGTTGGAAGGACGATTGCTTTTGGAAATGTGGTTTTGCAAATCAACTTTCTTCTGACGAGATGCTTATTAACACTGAGGTACTCGGCTATGTCGTCCATGCTCCAGAGTCGATCATTCATTGACAACCTCCCTCCGGGTATAAACGCCGTAGTCGGCTGGTAGGTTTTCCTTCTCCAGTTCTCTTAAATAAAACAGCGCCTTTTGAATGTTCTGTAACTTCGCTCCTTTCAATTCCATACGCCACAAATACTTCATGACGTTGGCTTTTAAAAAAGAATCGTAACCATTTTCAACGTGTGCTAACGATGCCTTGATTGCGTGGATGCACTCGACATTACCCTGCGTGTAATGCGGGGGTTTTATAACCTCAATGTCATCTTTACTCACAACGTCAGTCCGTCGTCCCATATCGAGCCCAAACCCCTGCGCTCCCTGATTTCATCAATCCGGTTATTGGTGCCGCACTTTTTATCAAATTCCACGCTGGCATCAACGGCCTCTATGGCCTTGCTCGCTAAAAAGGCAGCCTCTGCTAGTTGATTTTCGTCGCTGGCTGACTCCATACAAAATCCGAAAGACCACTTAATCCCCTCTGGACCTACGGAATCTTCACTTCCTTGTCCTCTCCAACCAGCCACCCTAGCCGCAACAATAGCCGACATATATAAATCCATTCTTGCTGTCATCTCGTCTTCTTTTTTACTCATCCCAATCAATCCCCTCATCTTCAAATAACGATTCAATAATAATGGCGGCGAGTCCGATCAAAATAAATACCGGCGCTAAAAACAATCCAACCAGCCACCCTAGAACGCTCATGACAAAATTCCAACCTCACGCCATAGCTCCAGTTCTTCTTCACGATCTTCCAGCGGCTTGCTGATAGTCAGCAAGGGCTTGTCTTTATCCTCAAGTCGCGGCAGATAAAAGTTAGTGTGGTTGTTGAATAAATCGATCAGCGAGGTTTCTGTCAGGTTCGGCGGGATATCACCAAACCCTAACACCTCACAAACCCTCTGAAAATCCACCGGACTGCGAGGACTTTCAAACGGACGGCCCATCTTTTTGCGGCCCATCTTTTCGCTTATCTCTAACATGAACTACCTCCCAATTAAATTAAGTGCCGGATCAGCGCTGGTCCCGAAAAAAGATCTGGCCTACTCTTCCCAGTACCCAGAGCTTTCGGAGAAGACCTAGTTTCGCCTCCGGCTGCGGATGTTTTTCCACTCACTTCCACCTTCCGCTGGGAAGTCCCTAGTCAGGCAGCGGTGTTGACGCTGCCCCCGCTAGGGGCGGGACCCAACCCCCTCTCACAGGGGATGTTTATTAAAATCGTAACGAACAATCGTCGAAAATTTATCTTTCGTATCTACGGTAACCGTGTCCGGCCAGCGCAACTTCGATGTCTGATCCAGCGCCAATCCGACAGAATAGGGGATGGGTGAATCGATGCGTTTTTGCCACCATCTGTGAGCCCTCTGCCATGCATATCCCTGATGTTCAATACAAATCCACTCGCTCGTAACTCGTCTTAATCCAGAGTAGTAATCCACTCTGAGGCTCGGTGTTTTGCCCTTCTTTGAGTGGCGCGAGTAAGTGATATCGGTAACCGGATAAGTGCGAAATTCGCTGTGTCCTTCATCCAGAATAGACAGCCCAGAAGCATCCCGATTGAGTTTAATTTCTCGGTCCTGTACATCGAAAATATGCCCACACTTAAAACAAGTTCGCAGACCCAGAGCGCACTCAGATAAGCACTTCGGACACTGCTTAGTGATCGCTTCCATATTGAATGAGCGGGGCTTGCGTCCTTGGATTTTATTGACTGGACCCATGACCGCTGAGTTATCCGTATAGTCAGCGATGAGCGCCGGCTTATCCTTTTTGTTTGGATGAGGACGCATGGCGCGGCCTATCATTTGGACCCACAAAATGGGTGATCGGGTATTTCTAAGCATCCCTATGAAGTCTGTGCCGGGGGAATCAAATCCAGTCGTTAAGACGCCGATAGACACCAAGCATTGCAACTCACCAGACCGATGCCGGTCAATCATGCCGGCGCGGATATCTTTTGGGGTCATGCCGGTAATAACCTCGGCATCAATGCCATTCTTCACCAGCTCTTTGCCGACGTTATGAGCATGGTCAACGGTCACACAAAAAACAATCCAGCTTTTACGATCAGCGCCGAGCTTTGCCATATCGCGGCAAGCCTCTTGGGTGAAATCGCTTTTGTTAATCAGGCTATCCAGCTCAGAGATTACAAAATCACCACTGCCAAAGCGCTTCACAGAAGAAGCGTCAAACTGTATTGAGGTCTTGGCCGGCGCGATCTTACACAGATACCCTTCCTTAATTAATTCCATCATCTCGACAGAAGCAGCGACATCAGTAAATAGCGAGTTCTTGGCTTTGTGCAACCATACTCCATCACCCCTAAAAGGTGTTGCAGTTAGCCCGCAAACGCGCAACGCTGGATTACGCTCGGTTAGTTTTTCGATAGCCGATCTGATCATGCCGACGTTATCGTTATTAGTTAGGTGCGCTTCATCAATAATAATGAGATCAAACTTTCCGATCTTTTCGATGCGTCTGAATATCGTGCCGATGGTTCCGATGATGATCGATTTGTCATAATCGAACCGATCTAGCGATGCCGACAGAACTCCAACAACAGATTGATCGTCGATCATGTTTAATAGCTTTTCATGGTTCTGCTCACATAACTCTTTGGAAGGAACGATAATCAGTATGCGTTGATCACCGAACTCCATTGCCAGTCGGCAGATCTCAGCGACGATTAGCGATTTGCCTGATCCAGTGGGCAAGCCCATTAATGGATGGCCGGTTTTATTTTCTCCGAACCAATGCCAGAGCTGATCGATGACACGCTGCTGGTAGTCGCGTAACTTATATACCGTCTTCATTTGACGATCCTCCCATCACCGATTTCACGAATCGTATCGACATCTTTGTCACCAAGAGCTGCTGGATTCGCATTCTGAATTTCTTTGGAAGAGTAGCCTGGTATCAGCCAGCAGTTTTCAAACCGAGTGCCGTCAGGCTTCTCATAGGTGATTGAGTTGCGTGACTTATCACCGTCAACGACCTTGGCAAAGGTAATGAAGTTAGGGTTATACAAATGCTCTTTGCACTCGGTCGTTTTTTGATCGACGATGTCGCCACCAAAATAAGAGCATGACCATCGGGCGTCACCATCCAGCTCGGCAGTTGAATGCACACAAGTGCGACAGCTAATCGCTGCCATCTCGGTGCCGTGACAGATGTCTTGATAATCACACCATTTACATTGATACCAGCTTGGGTCATCGGATATCTTTTCGGGTGGTGAATCAGATGTGATAATAGTGTTGGCGCGATTGAGTAAAACTTCAGCAACGCTCTTATCGTATTTGACTCTTTCGGAATACAGGCTGTCGTCGTTTTTGTTAACAACCAGGTAAAACGCACGGTCCATCTGGGACCAATGCATATACATTTGCATCTGTGCAAAATGTTCGGGTTTGGCTTGCTCGACACCCTCTTTACATAACTTTTTAAAGGCCTTGTCGCCGGATGTCTTGAACTCAATAACGTGCCATGTTTTTTTAGCCTCAACAAATCCAATCCCAGCACCATCCATCGAGCCACCGAAGTGACCACCGATGGCACCGAAGGTGAATTGTTTGCCGGTCCCTTTATCAACAGTGACCACATGAACGCCGGCATCTCGCAACAACTTAACTAGGTTAGGTTCTTCCAGATGACCCCGCTGAAATAGTCTTAATATTCTACCGACTCGCTTATGTAGCTTGCTCCATCGAAACGAATACCAGAGCTGCCGCTGGCACGGCGCTCCAATAATCG